GAAAGCATAAATAGGATTAAGTGTAACAAAATTATTCGTAGGGCTATCCAGCACCACATCCGTTGACGCAAAAGTTACGGGAGTTAAATCGTTTCCATTACCGCTTGTGTCATCACCTATCGCAGAACTATCTTGAAACTTTAATCTAAAACCATTGTTTCCAAATGTTAGGCCAGAGGTATCTTTGGGTGTCCAAACGCCAGCTTTAGTTTCAGCAAACTCTGTTGGGGCTAGAACGCTACCATCAATAAAATGAACCTCTGCCATGTACCCTTCAAATGGATTTGATGTATTATTATTTGACGCACCAACTTGAAGAATTGTACCACTCTGGTTTGCATATGCTGCTCTATCTAAGGGCAATGTTCCTGTAATTGTTTCTTCATTGCCATTTATGTAAATTCTAATCCTGTTTGCGGCTGTTGCATTAGCAGAATCAAAATTTAAAACAACATGATACCACGCTGAAGGGTCACGCAAAAGACTACTGCCATACAAAACATAATATGTGCTTACGCCATCGGAATCATAAAAACCTAGTTTGTGGTCACTTCTCAGGTAAAACGGAAATTGCCCTGTAGAATTATCATAACCACCAATAATCATTCTTGATGCGGCTGAAATATTTCCCAACTTAATCCAAGCAGATATAGTGAATTTTTTTTCTAAAGTTGGAGTACCTTGTGTAATCTTTAAATAATTAGCATCCCCATCCTCAAAACGCAGGGAGTTTTCTATTGTGTGTGAATAAAATTGTCTAGTTTTATACCACTGTGAAGAACCTAATGGACCTGACATTTATTTTTCCTATGAGAAAGCAAGCTGTGCTTGACCCAACAATATAGAGTTATCTGCTTTTATAATATAAGGAACTAAATCGACTGCACTGTTTGCAGTAGAAAGCGTTATAGAACCACCACCACCCGGTACTTCATAATCACTAGCAACAGAAAGAGTTCCTGCTGAACCAGAACTTGGTTGAGTAAACAGTATAAAACCAGACTGACCTATGTTACCTGCTTCTGTAGTTGGATTAGCTAAAGTATTTGACCCAGAAGACAAAGTTACAAAAAAGTTTTGGAAGGTATCAAAGTCTAAAGTAAGACCACTAGAGGTATTAGTATTACCCTGTAAACCTGTGTTATATGTAACTGCCCCGTTGTATACAATAGTTCCTGTATACGTACCACCTGTAGCTGGCACAGTATCAGCTACACTAAATACATCGTACACTACAACTTCAACTACATCACTTGCAGATAAAGCAGATAAACCAGCTATTGTGTTAGCAGTGTTTGTGTTGTAGTCTGTACCAGCAACAAGTGTAACACCATTAAGCATAACATCTACGTATAAGCCATCTGTAAATGCCAGTGTTAAACCATTATCATCTACTCCAGACAAAGTTGTTTCGCTACCAGATGCAGTATAATAATAGCGTTGTCTAACACCAAACTGTGGGGATTTACCTATATATGGCATTTATGACCACTCCTCTGTTGGTAAGTTAGGCCAAGTGAAATCAGATGGAGGTTTATTTTCTGCATCTTTATCTAGTCTAATAGCACGAATTGAATTTCTATATGTTGCAAACTTTGTAACACAATCACTTGTTAGCCCACTGTTTGGAATTTGTGTCCAATCAGTAAGGGTTAAAGCAGAGGATGCGGCTTGTTTAGCATCAACATATAATAAAAGAGATTGTTGAATGCTTTTTTCCAAATCAGTCATGCCCTAATCTCCATAATATTCATAAATGAAACAGGTATCCATGAATCCTCATAAGTCACTGCAGCTACCCCATACTGATTAAAATGAATTTCTGATGCTGCATTACCAGTTAGTTGAATTTTATAGGTATGCTCAGAGGTAGAAGAAACCGTGTCTAAAACAAAAAAAGTGTTTTGATTAATACCCATTGTCCCCGTTATACCAGAGTTAGAGTAAACAGTGAACATTGACCCTTGCGATGCAGTAGAGGCTGAAGAAGCTGACCCTGTGGTTGGACTGTTGACTACTGTTGTTGTGCCGCCTACCACTTTTGCCAAACGTGCGCTGACAACTACGGCTGAACTATCAGGGGTCATGTAAAAAGCACCAGTGATTAACATTTTACTATTATTAAATCTTGGAGTGATAGCTAAACTCATAGCATCAAGTTCATAAGCACCAGCGGTTGATAGTATAGTTTCAGAAGTTGTATTAATTTCAACATTTTTTACTTGGATAACAGAACCCGCTTGCAAAGAATCATACGGCAGAGAACTTTGCCCTGATATAAGGTCTGCTAAATTTCTTGACCTGCTCATACTGTCCCCCTATGCATATTCTTCAACATAAACAATTCCAGCTTTGCCAGCACCGCCATCATAATTCGTTGTAGTGTTTGTATTAATAGCACCAGTGCCACCTGCACCAAAACCATCTGCGGTTGTACCAGCAGCATCGCCTTGAACAGCTTTTGGTCCACCGCCAAACATACTGTTACCACCTTCACCCCCTGCAGATTCTTTTGTAGCTGTTCCATTATTTGTGCCACTTTGACCAGCACCGCCTCTAATGTTTATATCACCGCTTGAGCCAATGCCACCATCACCACCAATCGCAAGAAGACCATTAGATAAATTGGATACACCAGTTTGACCAGTGCCACCTGCGCCACCAGTAGCAGTACAGTGAGAGCCAAAAGAAGATGTTCCACCAGTACCTCCAGTGCCACCGCTTGCGCCAGCACCAGCAGTACCACCAGCACCAACTGTAACTGTTTCTGTTGCACCTATACCAGAAGTAATAAATTTAATAGCTGTTCCACCAGCACCACCACCGCCACCAACGGCAGATGTTGCTGTTCCTTGACCGTCAGCACCACCGCCACCACCGCCACCTCCAGTGACGTAGACACGGATTCTACTTACACCTGCTGGTTTTGTGTATGTACCATCTGCAGTAAAAACTTGTGTAGAAATCAAACCAACTCTTGATAATGCCATTATGACCACTCCTCTGTAGGCGCATCAGCAGTAAATTGAGACTGTTTAGAAGATACAGGATTATAAGAAACAATATTTTTATAGTTTGCCATAGTTTACTCCTAACAAGTTTACTCAGCCTCCAATGCAGCTATACGAGCCTCTAATTCTTGTATAGTGGCTACCAGCAAAGGTACTAATTTACTTTGGTCAATTCCCTGTGGAACAATTCTTGTTTGTTCATTACCGTTTTCATCTTTATAATTTTCTGTAGCATCTTTTGTTCCTATCACTGCTTCTGGCACAATAGCTTGAACTTCATGCGCTAAAAAACCATCAACAGTGGTATCGGCATCTGCAATAAAATTAAAACGAACAGGGTTAAGTTGTTTTAATCTGTTGGTTGCACCCGTGAGGTCAGTAACATTTTCTTTAAGACGATAATCAGATGACTGAGCAAAGGTGGTTGCTGACCCGTTGGTTGATATGCTACCAACTGAACCATTATCATTTTGGAAAATCATAGCATAATTTGTGCTAGTTCCTGTGGTATGTAAGAGTATTCCACGGTTTGTTACTTGATTAATTTCTAGTTGATAAATGTTGCCATCAAAACTAGTTTGCGTACCCAAAAAAAGATGACCGCTAGAAGTAAGACGCATAGCTTCTGTAGATGATGTGCCATATCTCCAAATGTACCCGCCATCAAAATTATCATGATATATATTGCCATCAGTAAAGGGGAATATATGAACACCGTCTGTACCTGCAACATGACTGCCGCTTGAGTTCTTGAATTGCAATTGCCCTATTCGCACAAGCCCATTTGTGCTTGTAGCTTCCACCTCAAGATTCACGGCTGGGGCAGTAGTCCCAACGCCTAGGTTTCCATCTATTGTAACGCCACTACTAAACGTACCACTCGCAGCCTGAAGAGAAGCTCCAGCAGGATGGGTTGCAGTACCTATAGCTTTTCCCTGAAACACTACATAAAAATCATCTGTAGTTTCTACATCACCTGTCATGGTAAGTGTTGTAGTGCCATCTACAGTATATGCAACGCTTGGCTCTTGCCGCACATTATTTACAAATACTTCAATATCATTTGCACTGCCAACTGGATTATTTAGGGTAAACCCTCTTTTTGCAGGACTGCCAGAAACACCCGTTAAATCTTGGTACTCAACAGATGAAAATCTATTTGTTGGGTTAGTACCTATATAAGGCATTAGGTTATCTCCATAATACTCAAAGTAGCATCAATCTTATCAGCAACATCGCAGTCAATTCTTAACTCGTCAGTGGTTTGAAGAACTACTTTATTACCTGCTAAAAGTTCTACTGAAGAACCTGCAGGTATAGGAATATCTTTTACTAAAAAAACTGTTTCATTTGTTTCTGAATCAGAGGTATCTGATACTAATTGCACGTCAGCAGTTACCTGACTTGTATGTATATTACATAGCATAAGACCTAATACAACACTAGTTGTACTAGATGGAACTGTATACAGTAAAAGAGGTGTACCTGCCGTATCAGGCATTTCCTTATGAGTTTTGAGTTTAAAAGTGTTTGCCATTTTTTACTCCAAAGCTGATATAATTATACCAGATTTCTCCTTTTTTGTCAAGCGTTAATTATCCAAGTGCAATTGCTAATGCTGTTGCTGATTCCTCTGCAAATGACCTTGTAGAAACTGTTCCTGATTCATCCGCAAATGTAAAGGTTCTATCTGCAGTAGGATTGGTTATAGCAAATACTGTTTCATTGGCATCTGCAGAAGAACCTTCAAAAGTTATACCTGTATCTGT